CAAGCAATTAAACAATTGATTGATTTCCAATACCAGGAAATGGATGCGCTGCTGATGCGTATGACTGAATTCAATGCTATCAGCTTACGTACTGGCATTACGCCGATGGAGATGTTCAAGAGACGTATCCCTTATTACGTTAAAGAAGGTTATATCAAGGAGGTTTAGAACCATGCTGAAATATTCACCACGTCCAAAGTCAAAGATTGCGCGGCAAAGAATACGACCAATGCCAACAGACTGGCAAAAGTCAGTTGATATAGCAAAGCATTTTCAAGTGTCACAAGCGACAGTTTATCGCTGGACACAATTAAAGGATGATCCACTGCCAAGTCAAAAAGTAATTGGCGTCAGACGAATATCGCTGTCAGTGGCAGATGAATGGTTTTCGCGGAGAGAGGAAGGCAATCTATGAACTTTCTAGAATTTGCAGTATTTTTCGTAGCTTACACGTACTCCGTCTATCATCACTTTTGGCTTGATGCAGATTGGATCAATAGCACACCTAAAGTTAAGACAGTAAAGCATGGCGGGATTACACGGCGCCAAAACAAGGTCATTAATAAGTGGGTGCGTGATGCCAGTAAGGACAAAAAAGCAGCATAAAAAAAGCACGCTGATGCTGGAACATCAACGCGCTAAGGTGTAAAAATTCTAACCAGAAAATTTATACCTCAATTATAGCAGAAATGAGGAGGAAACAAAATGTTATCAAGATATGATTTAAGAATTTCTGACGAGTCAGCAGAATCAATGTTTTCTAGCCGTGCCTATGAAATGGCATATGATGGCGAACCATTATTTTACGACGAAGGCGAGATTTACACGTACAAAAATAAATATTTTGATCCAACAGATGCTTACGGTTTTGTCCGTGAAGAGCTAGAAGCCGAAAACTTTCCGCGTCGCTATTACGGCATGAATATCATCGATTATAACGGCAATACGATTACTGTAACCGAAGACACCTACGACTGCGAAGGATATGCCTTTGACTCAAGCGAATCACTAGAGTTCTTATGTTTCTTAGGTGCGCGAAAGGCGGTGGCGTAATGAGCAACGAACTAGTCCAACAAGTAATGCGCCGCGTACAAGATATGCAGGACAACGAAGGGTTGCGCTTGCCGAGCGGTTATTCAGCTAGTAATGCGTTGAATTCGGCTTGGTTGATCCTGACTGATGATAGTAAGGGACCATCACTGCTAACTAAATGCGAGCCCAATTCAATTTCAAAATCACTGTTAAACATGGTTATTCAAGGCTTATCACCAGCCAAAAGTCAATGCTACTTTATCCCTTACGGTAAGCAGTGCACATTGATCAGATCTTATTTCGGCTCAATGTCGGTCGTTAAACGGCTATCCAACGTCAAAGATATTTATGCCGAAGTTGTTTTTCAAGATGACGGATTTGATATCGGTAGTGAAAGAGGACGTTTAGTAGTAACGCGGTATGAGCCACACTTTGAGAACCGTGATAAGCCCATTATCGGCGCGTTTGCCGTAGTCGAAGAAAACGATGGCAATAAAGTTTATACCGTGATGACTAAGAAGGAAATTGATCAGTCGTGGTCACATGCGAAAACAACTAAAGTTCAAAGAGAATTTCCGCAAGAAATGGCACAACGTACCGTGATCAGCCGGGCGGCTAAGTATTATATCAACTCAAGTGATGACAACGACTTATTTGTCCACGCTGTCAATGAAACTACCGAAAATGAGTTTGACGACAAAGTTGTTAAAGATGTGACACCACAACCTAAAGCAGTTGAACATATTTTTAATCAACCAAAGAGTCAAGCGGTTGTACCAAACACATCAAGCAAAAATGATTCAGCTATGCCGACAGCCGCAGAAGCTGCTAAGGCGTTAGCCGATGATCACACCACAAAGTCTGTTACAGAAGAATTAGGACTATCAGGTAGTGAGGGGGCGAACACAGATGTTGAAACTTCCAACCGAACCAAAACAAGTCTTGCCGACAAAGCAGTCGCAGAAGCAGATTTCTTCCAAGCCGAGTCAGCTAAACAAGAATAACTATTATGACAACGAACAATCATGGCATTACATGTCGGTTTCGGTGTACAAGGAATTTTTAAAGTGCGAAGCCGCTGAATTAGCGAAACTAAAAGATGAATGGCAACCAGATCGTAGCCCCACCGCTTTATTGGTGGGAAATTATCTGCACAGTTATTTTGAATCAGCGGCAGCCCATAAAGCTTTTATAGAAGCCAATAAGGCTGAAATCTTAGCTAAATCTGGCAAGAGCAAAGGTAAGCCTAAGGCTGATTACCAGCAAGCTGAAAAAATGATCAAAACGTTAGCTAATGACAGTCGTTTTCAAGACCTGTATCAAGGCAAAAAAGAAGTGATTGTTACCGGTGAAATTTGCGGTCAGCAGTGGAAAGGTAAAATCGATTGTTTGAACCTTGAGGGCGGATATTTTGTTGATCTAAAGACAACTAAGAATATTGATGGTTCCGAGTGGTCGCCAATTGATCGGCGCCGCTATGGTTTTATTAAGAACTACGGATATTACTACCAGATGGCAGTTTATCAGGAACTGATTAAGCAAACTTTCGGAGTTGATTGCGTACCGTTTATCGTTGCGGTCAGTAAGCAGGATATTCCAGCTAAGCGAGCTTTCGACTTTTCGGATGTTGATGATCAGTACGAATTACAGGCTGCTATGGACGATATCGAAGCCAATCAGCCGCGAATACAGCAAGTTATGAACGGCGAAATTGAGCCGAAGCGTTGCGGTAAATGTGAGTATTGCCGGTTAACGGCAGAGTTAGAACTTGCTCACGCGAGTTCGCTGAATGAATAGGGGGGGTTATATTGGCACGACCGATTAAAGATGGTCTGGACTATTTCCCCTTAGATGTACATTTTTTTGAAGATGATAGGATTGAAGCTTTGTCCGGTGAATTTGGACTTAAAGGTGAGCTTGCGGTGGTAAAACTGCTATGCGCGATATATGAAAAAGGATATTTCGTTGTGTGGAACGATCTCGTTAAGATGAAACTCGTTAAGCGCCTACCCGGTGTAAGCACGGATTTACTTGATAAAATCGTGGATCGCTTGATTAAGTGGGAGTTTTTTGATAAAGCCCTGTTTGATTCGGCCGGTGTCCTGACTAGTCAAGAAATTCAAGAGACCTATCAAGAAGCGACAAAAAGGCGAAAGAAGCCAAAACCATCTTTGTACTGGATTAATGTTAACAATAACTCAATTTTAAATAGTGTTAATGCTGACATTAATACACAAAGTAAAGTAAACAAAAGTAAAGTAAATAAAAGTAAAACAAACAATAATAGCGAGCGTGAATTATCGGCACCCGATGATGAAATTCGACAAACATTTATAACACAAATTTGGCCGTTGTTTGGTAAAAAAACCAAGTTTGAACCCGCTTATCAAGCGTATTACGAAGACTTGTTGGAAGGCGCTACGGATGATCAAATCATTGCTGCGCTTAAAAACCTAGCCGAGTATTACCAGATAAACGGTATTCAGCAGCGTTATATGGTCAATCCTGAGACTTATTTTTTGGAACGGCGGTACACCGATATTTTGGATCTAACACCACCCAATGATCAAAACGCTGCACAACCATTCAAAAACCATGAAGCAAGCCAAGAAGACGTGCAATGGTCGTCGTTGCAAGAAGGGAGTTAGAGATGGAATCAGTTGGAGATACGATTCAAAAGTTAATGGATCGTTATGTAAAGCCAGCTGGCGAGTGTCCACAGTGCCATGAGCAAATGGTGGTCTGGAAAACGCCTAATCGTGATGGTGGTCTTAAATGCCCACCAGTTTGTCCTAGTTGCGGTTTTGCCGAAAAGCGGGTAAAAGGTGCTACTTTGTCGGACATTGACGCCACCGTAGCGGCACAGCGTAATAAGGCACGTGAATACATGCGGCACAGCTCGCTTGTGTCTAACGAGCAGGTTTACAGTTACACGTTTAAAGGATTTATCGCAAACACACCACAACAAGCTAAAGCCCTTGAATTTGCTAGACATATTGCAGATCGGATTGTTAGCGGTAATCAGCCAGTACACGCCATGCTGTCTGGTCAAACAGGACGCGGCAAAACCCATTTAGCTATGGGAATCGTGTACAACGTACTGGCACGGACAAATTATCAGGCAAAAGTTGCCTTTCTTGATTGGCGTGAGTTAGTCGACACCGTTAAAGGCGGAATGCACGAGGATAGCCGTGACGTGCAAAAATATGCTGATTATTTGATTGGCGAGTTTAAGGGTGCTGATATTGTCGTGCTTGATGATCTCGGTGCCGAGCGCCCAACACCGTTCAACCGCGAGTTAGCAGATAAGTTCTGGCGACTGCGCGAACACAAAACCGTGATTACCACCACCAATTTAACACCGGTTGAGCTTAAGGAAATGTACGGCGATCGCATGGTTAGTCGCATGCAGACCTACGGCACGAGTAACAATTTATCCATGGCCGGTATTGAGGACTATAGAGCGAGGTTAGGAGCATGACAGTTAAATTATTCGGTATTAACAGCCTAAAGGTCTATTATGAGGCGCCATATAAATCGGATGTGATCCGTTGGACAACAAAATCGTTTGAAAATCCCAGCGATTATACGGCAAGTAGCTCCAGGATATTACCGGAACCAATGATGATCTATGATGATCACAAAAATTATATTCAGACGGATATAAGCAGCTATGCGGAAGCATACGAACCGGCAATTAAGGTGCGTATGGTCAAGCCAGATGAATTGGGCCATTTGGTCCAGCGCAAATTTTCTAACAAACGCAAGGCAGCTAGCTTTTTACACATAAGCGTCGGCACACTAGAAGCTTGCAAAGGACAAAAAGTTAAAGATTGGGAGATTTTAGAAGTTGATTAGGCACACGTTTGAATTAACCCCAGTTGAGCAGCAGAGGCCAAGGGCGGCGCGGTCAAAATATGGGGTGCACATGTATGACCCGCAAAAGGTCAAACAATTTAAAAGAGTTGTTGCGGCTGAAGCCCAGTTATCATACCGTGAACGGCCGCTGGAAGGTGCCCTGACTGTGAGCATAAACTTCTATCGGCCCATTATTAAAAGTGTGTCACGGCGAGAAATGAAGCGCAGAGAGGCAAGACAGGCTTTGCCGGTCGTTAAACCAGACCTAGATAATTACATTAAAAGTTTTCTAGATGCACTTCACGGCATTTATTGGATCGATGATAACCAAATATGCCATATTGAGGCTCGCAAGTTTTATAGCCAAGCGCCACGAATTGAGATTAAGGTTAATCAAATAACAACGGAGGACACGCCATGAAAGATTTGTGGGAGTTGATCCTAGGATCCTTGACATGGCTAATCATTGTCCTATTCTGCCTAATGTTTTTAGTGGCAGAAATCTGGAGCTTTAATAAATTTATCGGACTTTTTTTCTAAGGGGAATAATTTTGAAAGAACAAAAAATATTGGCGGAAATGTGTCGTAAAAATATTGAAAAACAAGTAAAACACCAGTCATTAAGGCATTGGGAAAATGATCAATTAGCAATCCAAATGCTTCATGATGCCTGGCATGCGACTTTAAAATCAGATCGCGTAAAAGGGGAACGAAAACATGAAAGTAGCGAACAAGACAGATAAAAAAGAACAAGCAATGGGACTTAAACTGACCTTTGGTGATTATGTGATCACGTCAACTTAGCCTAGCCAGTACACGGTGACAATCAAGGAGAACAAGCAATGCTATTTCCCAAGTTTGGAAATGGCCGCACGATATATTCAAACACACGCCGTACTTAATAGCGGCTTGATCACAACGTTAGAAGGATTTATTGCTGCTAATAAAGCGATTCACGACCAAATTTCGTTAGCGTTTGATGGATTACCTTTTTAAAAACAACTAGGAGAGTGATTTGATGAAAAAAACAGTCTGGGGTTTAGAAAAGCAACACGCCTATATTAGGCTAGTGTTTGGCGGTTTACCTGATAATTTGAAAACTACCGTTAATAAAACTAAAGCACGTCGCCGTCTGTGGGTGCGGCTGTATATGCGTGATCACCGTCCACACGGTGGGTACCCACGCTACGCAGAACGCCGTTGCCGCCCGTATCACACCTATAATTCTGAAGAAGTCGTTGAAGAAAATAAGTACTGGTGTTTGGAGCATTAAAACTAAGTTTAGGGGTGAATAAATGATTTACGCAAAATCATATTTCAGCGGCGCTGGTGGTATGGATCTCGGTCTATCTGAAGCCGGCATTGAGATCACCGATTCATATGAAATTGACCACAAGGCTGCCACCACGCTCCGCCATAACCTTGATCATGCTGTGCACGAAACTGATATCACTAAAATAACGGTACTAGATCAAGGCACTACAGATATTATGATCGGTACTTTCCCTTGTACTAGATATTCGACGGCGGCTGATATAAACGGTACTCGCACTGGTGATGATTTGTTCTTACATTTTTTTCGGCATGTGGCGTTGGCTCAGCCGGAAATGTATCTGGTTGAGAATGTTCCAGGTATGCGCAAGTTTCGCGTGGTTATGGAAGCTTTGACTAAATTACCTGATTATTATGTTCGCGTTGAATGTCCTATCAATGCTAATTACTGGTTACCTCAGGAACGACAGCGGCTTATCTTAATTGGTACTAAGCAGCCATTTAATAACTTCGCTTATCCTGACAAGCCTAGCCGCCAAATACGTTTAGCAGATATTTTAGAGCATGATCCAGCCGTGAGCGTCACAAAATCAGTTATTAATCGTTTGGCTGGTCAATATCGTGATAAACCGATCATTACAGGATTAGATGGGATTGCACCAACTGCGGTAGCTCATTACGCCAAGGATCGTTCAACAAGATTGGTGGACGATGGTCACCGTATTCGACCGTATTCAGTCCGCGAGTATGCGCGGCTACAGGGCTTTCCGGATTGGTACCAGTTTAGTGGTAGTGATAACGATGCAATGCGGCAGATTGGCAACGCAGTGGCGGTTCCGATGGCACGTTGGGTCGGTCAACAAGCAATCAAATATTTTGCCACTAAAAGTTAAATTTACGGAGGACGAAAAATGAGCGAAGAAAAACTGTACGCGGTAAAGAACGATGAAGGGAAATATTGGGACATAGGTATGCCACCTTGGTGGGACGATAAGACAGGAAGTGTTTTCAAAAGAATTGATCTTGCGCTTAGGTGGGCTAAAAAATATGACGGCCACGTTGTCACTTTGATTGAGGAACCTGAAAAGGTAGTCCTAAGCAAGGAACAAGCCAAAATAGTTGAAGGTGCGCATAACGATAAGTATCCGGCTTACTATATTTCTAGCAAATCTAATGACGAAGAATTGTTGATGAATGCTTACGTCAACGGCTACACCGTGAAAAAGGAGAAACGGTATCTGGTGGAGCTAGATGGCCTTGTCACCACTGATAATGCTCAGCAGTACCTGACCAATAAAAATGGCAAATGGTTTGCTTGCCGAAGAATGCTAGGAATGCCAGGAATGCATCAGGACTTCACTGACGAAGAGCTTAATAAGGCTCCTGACTGGGCACAGCAGCTAAGTCGTGAAGAGGTGACTGACGATGAGCAATGAGACGAAGCGGGACGTGTTGGTAGATGCTGTTGACGCGCTGGCTGATGCACAGGCAAGCGGTGGCAATGTCGGACACCAAGATGCAAATTTATTCATGGTTGAATACGAAAAAGCCTTGCCAGATGATCTGCCAGTGATTCCGGAAGAGGTAGGAGAGTATCTAAAGAGATACAAACTGATGTTCACATTATTCGGTTTCCTGAGAGATGCCGTCAGTCGCATTGATACGCCGCTAGATGACCTAAACCAGACGAAGTATCACTGGATCGCTAACAATCAGAACGCATTCGCCCGTGCATGGTTGCTAGGTGTCTGGCGCGTCGAGGAAACAGGGGAAATCGTGAAATTGGAGGCGGATAAATGAAGTTCTATCGCAAACAGCCACTTGAGGCAGAACAGTTTGATGGCAGTCAAAAAGTAATTTTTAAACTGATTTTCTTTTAGGAGGTCATCATGAGCAAAGAACAGCGTGTTTTCATGCATTATTTAATCGAAAATATGGATCAAGTTGGACAAGATTTACAGCGGGCGATTATCAGAATGCAGAATAAGTGGCAAATGGCACCGCCTGAGCTTGTTCACGCTATGCGTAAATTATCAGCCGCACAAAAGAACCAGGTTATGCGGGAAGTACTTATAGGCGCTAAGGAGACGACTAAATATGGCATGCAATATTAAGACACAATCAATCGGCGAAGGTGCTACAGTTTATTATAAAAAAGATGGTAAGAATATTTTCTTATTCGATTCTACTAAGAATTTGATTGATGCAATGCGCACAGTCAAAAATCAGTATTCTGAGTACATGCAATATTCGTATGTATTGCTTGATGGTATTGAGATAAAACTATTTGAGGAGGATTAAATGTTTGTTTATGCCTGTGGAACGAATTTTAGAGCATAAAAAAAGCCGCCATACCGGCAGCCGCTAATATAATTATTCCGATAAATCAATTATACCAAGGGGCTGGCGATTTGGCGACACAAAATATTGATATGGCGGCATTATTCCCCGAAATTAGCGAGAAGGCCACCGTCAACAAAGTGATTGAATTCTTTAAAAAGACATTTCCACGAATGGTTCGCACCGCAGGTCGAAATATTACTGATTTGAAATCACCGGTGATTAGTGATATGCCAAAAGGTGATGCGACTGGTAATACAGCAGAATCAACGATTACGCGGCGTATGGTCGCGACACAGATTGTTGAGCAAACGCGGCAGGCAATCAGTCATTGTGATTACCGCAGCCAGCAGATCATGCAGATGCTCTATCTGTCAGGTAGTAAGTATTATGACTATCAGGTGCAAGAGAAGATTGGTTACCAGGAAACCCAGTACTTCTACTATAAGAATAAGGCCTTGCTGAGCTTTGCAGACGCCTACTTATTAGATGATTTACACGTTTATAAATGATTTTCCGAAGGATTGCCGGAGCTTTACCGAAGACTTTCCGAAGGATTTAACCGGATATAGGCGTTATTATGATATTGTCAGATAATGACGAAGAGCACAACAAGTTTAAATGTTTTCTCCTTTAGGGCGTCCAGCAATGGGCGTTCTTTTTGTACATATGAAAGGCGGTGCTGCCATGAGGTGGACTGACTATGGATTAGTATCCTCATGGCAGGAACGCAATATAATCCATAAATGTGATGAGGACTTACGCAAGAAGCAGAAAGAAGAACGACTTGTATTAAACCGTAAGCTGGCTGAGTTGAGGCGTAAATATGGCAGAAAATGACTATGAGCTTTGGTATTGGAATTATGATCCAGCACATGAGCGTGAAACTAAGCTGGTGGCCAAGGACGTATTGGTTCCGGCGGAGACACTTCAACAGATGCAGTCGCATAAGCCGCCAGCGTTTTATAAGTTCTACATCAATGACGGCGAAGTGTTCTATATTGATTCCAATTATGTTCATTCGTTACGGCAAACATTTAATAGATCAAGTTAGTGGGGTGTGGTGATATGTAATGATGCGAAAGTTAACACCAAATCAGCAAAAATTTGCCGATGAGTATATTAAGTCTGGCAATGCCTCTGATGCCTATCGTAGAGCAGGATACAAGGCGAAAGGCAAGGGCGTTGTCCGCGCTAATGCTAGTAGATTGCTAACAAATGCTAACGTCAAATCATATGTTGATGATCGCATGAAAGAAATCGAATCTGCCAAGATTATGGATGCCAAAGAAGCAATGGAATTGTTGACTCGTATTGCCCGCGGTGAAGAAACCGAAACAGTCTTTGTCCCGCTGATTGATGGTACTGTATCCGAGGAGCAAAAAGAAGCCGATTTAAAAACTAAAATCATTGCAGCTAAGGAAATCATTAAACGCTATCCAAATGATGATCAGTTATTGCAGGCTCGCTTGCGCAATGAGATTGCTAAGGCACGTATCGCTGAATATCAGGCTAATGAGCTTGAAGGCAAGAGCGACAAGAATCCACTATTATTTGCGCTTGCTGAGGGAGCAACTAAGTTGATACCGAAAGAAGATGATAACGACGAAGACACCACTGAATGAAATTCACTATGGACAGAAGCAACGACAATTTATCTTTTCACCGTTTGATCATTTATTCGATGTTAACGAAGGCTCAATTCGTGCTGGAAAGACAGCAGCAGATGATGGCCGCCTGGCAGTATTTTACAGTATTTCACCTGATGAAAATCATTTAGTCAGTGCTTATAACCAAGAACTAGCCTATAACTTATTTATTGAAGGTGACGGCATGGGACTCGCTTATATTTTCGATGGTGTGGCACATTTACGTCGTGATCGTGGTGGTGACCACTTAGCACTAGACTTGCCCAGTGGTAAGAAAAAGGTTTATTTCAAGGGCGGTGCCAAGTCAAACAGTGCTAACGCTATTCGTGGGATGTCACTAGGATCAGTTGCTTACTCAGAAATTAATTTACTTAACCAAGAGTTTATTGATGAAACATTTCGCCGAACAGCTGCAGCCGCAATTCGTTATCATTTAGCTGATCTAAACCCGCCAGCACCGCAAGATCCAATTATTAAAGTCTTTGCTGATCGGCAAGCACATTGGTTACATTGGCGCATGTCAGATAACCCGATCATGACATCTAAGCGCTTAGCTGAAATGGAAGCACAGTTACGGCGAAATCCTTATTTGTATAAACGCGATTGGCTTGGTCAACGTGTAATGCCACAGGGTATCATCTATGAAAACTTTGAGCCTGACAGCATGACGAATGAAAGCCTGATTGGTAAACCGATAGAGATGTTCTTCAGTGGTGATGCTGGTCAAGAAGATGCTACCACAATGAGCTGCAATATTGTTACTAGCGTCCGTCAACCTGATGGGCGCTTTAAATTTATTCTTAATCGGGTAGCTAACTTCTACCATAGTGGACGTGATACGGGTCAAATTAAGGCAATGAGTACGTATGCAGCGGAGATCAAGCGATTTATTGGTTGGTGTACTAAAACATATCAGCTGTATAGTTCAGCGGTATTCGTTGATCCAGCTGCATTATCACTACGACAAGAGCTGATTAAGGTCGGTATTCAGGCTGGCAAAGCTGACAATAATGCTCACGATCATGTAGGCAATTCTAAAGGACTTGAAGTCGGTATTCAGCGGTTACAATCATTGATTGATGATGGCCAATTTGTACTGGTGACACCACCGGATAGTGGTTTAATAAATACCAGCTATGACCATCTTTCGTTTTTAAAAGAACTTGGTATGTACGTGCGTGATGAAACGACAGGTAAGCCGGTAGATGCTAATAACCACGCAATGGATGAAGCACGTTATGCTGCTAACTACTTTACTAAGAAATATAAGAACGGGGGTTATTAGCCTTGTTTAATAAAATTCACGATTGGATAAAGGGGGTGTTGATCAAAATGGGTTTAGTTAGTCAATTGCAGACGGTCACCGATCATAAGCGCGTTATGGCTGATGATCAGCAATATTCGCTGATTAGTGATTGGTTCAGCATTTACCAAGGCCAGCCAAACTGGTGGCACATTCTAAAGAGCTATCCTGATGGCAAAAAAATGGATCGCCATATAATGTCACTGAATATGGGCGAGGTTGCTGCTAAGAAAATGGCCAGCTTGGTGTTTAATCAAAAGGCTAATATTTCTGTTAGTCCGCATGAAGATGACGGAGACGATAAGCCATCGTCACCGGATGATTATAAGACGGATGAAAATATATTCGTTCAACGGGTGTTACAGGATAATCACTTTTATCATAACTTTGAACGTTACCTTGAATACATGTTCGCCACTGGCGGCTTAGTAATCCGGCTTTATACCGATCGTGGCAAAGTTAAAATCAGATTTGCAACTGCTGATGCTTTCTATCCATTATCCGCCGATGCTAATGGTGTGAGCGAGTGCGTGATTGCTTCTAAGTTCAGTAGTAATGGAAAACACTATACATTGCTGGAATGGCATGAGGAGGACGCTAACGCCTATGTAGTGACTAATGAGATTTATCTTAGTCCAGATGATGATTACAATTCGCTAGGGACTAAGATCACTGATTGGTCAACGCTGCCTGATGCTTTCAGCAACATGGCACAAAAGCCCACGCGGTACTCTAAAACGCTGTACTCGCAGCCAACGTTTATTTACCTCAAGCCTAACTTAGCTAATAACTTTGACTTGAATAGTCCACTCGGCGTGCCTATTTATGCTAACGCCGTTGATACCCTGCAACAACTTGATCAAGCTTATGATCTATTGTGGCAAGAGTTTTACAAGGGTGGCAAACGAATTGTTGCACCTATCAGTCAACTAAAACGAGGTGTAAATGCAAGGACTGGCGAAACTGAATGGGGCGTTGATTGGACTGAAGACGTTTATGTGGGCTATAACACTACAACCGGCGGTGGTGATGGTGAAGCGGTCAAGCCAACTGATATTACGCTGCCATTACGTAATGAGCAAATCATGGCTGGCATTAATGACTTGTTGCACGTTTATGCCGCCCAGCTTGGTTTCTCCACTGATATGTTCACGTTTGACAGTCAAACAGGCGTGGTCACAGCAACAGCCGTAATCAGCGAGAACTCAGACACATATCAGGCTAAGAATAGTCATGAAACATTAATTGAGGACGCCATTAAACATATGTGCCAAGTAATCGTTGAACTAGCCAAGAATGATCCTAACGTTAATTACACAGGCGTGACTGATATCGATGTGGCAGTTAACTTTGATGACAGCATTGCTAAAGACCGTGACAATAATCTGGATTACTTCATGCGAGCCAGCGGTGGCAAACCAGTTATGACTCAGTTAGAAGCAATTAAACGAGTACAAAATTTAACTGATATTGAAGCACAGAAAATGTTGGATAAGATCAATGCCGAAAATGCTAATGCTGAAGGCGATATTAGTGATGTTGTCGGCGGTAGCGGTAAAGATGGTGGTGTGAATGTATGACCCGTGGGATTTAGATCAAGCATCTCAGCCTAGCGCGGATGAATTTGCTACTGTTGAAGCAACCGTCTGGCATTACATGATGCAAGTGATTGCTGCTGAGCAAAAGAATCAATCCGGCGACATAGAACCGTCTGACTGGCAACACGCTATGCTGGATCATGCTGACAATATTCAAGGCTTTGTCACTAAGGTAGTCAATAAACCAACCAGCAAAGCTATTAGTGACAGTAAACACTTGGTAAACCAATACGCTTATCAGAACATGGTGAGCGTTGAAAAGTGGTTAAAGCATAATAGCGGTGTGAATGTAGCACCACTAACCAAGTCAATTAAAGTAAAACATCTGATTGCTGCTGGGCAGCGTGACGCTTCTAAGTATTTAACGATTGCCAAACGAAACATGACTGAAAATACTCTCAAGCAGTTTAAACAAATCATAAATACGGCAACTGTTGAGATTCGGGGTGGCGCTGACAAGCAACGAGCAATCATGCATGCTGCTAAGCTATGGTCTGATCAAGGAATTCCCGCATTGATCGACAAAGCTGGTCGCCACTGGTCACCTGATGTTTATGTACGAACTGTGATTAATTCAGCAGTCAATAATGCAACTAACGATGTACAACTGCAGCGTTATCATGATTATGGCGCACTAGTCAAGGTAAGCGCACATGCTGGTTGCCGACCAGCTCATTTGCAGTATCAGAACCATATCTATTCGTTAGATGGCGACACCAGCAAATACCCTGATTTTGAATCAAGCACTGGCTATGGCACTGTAACTGGCATCGGCGGTATTAATTGCCGGCATCATGCACTACCGTATGTTGAGGGCGCCAAGACAATTAATGAGCTGAACATATCCAGTGAGGCTAATGCACAGTTATATGGACTTACACAGGAACAGCGAGCTATGGAGCATGATGTACGTAAGGCTAAGCGCCAATTGGATGCGGCACAACAGTTGGGTGATCCGTTGGAAGCTAGAAAAGCCGCCGTGGTAGTACACAATAGGCAGAATAAATTAAGTAGTTTTACTAAGTTGCATGGCTTACCACGGCAACCTTTTAAAGAACAAATTAGTGTGGCTGAGCGTTCGATTTAACCTAAAACGGCCCTGAGCATGGCCGACTAAAAACTGCTTATTTTTTATACCGATTTTTAGGAGGAATGTAAATTGCTAAAGAATATCAAACTACGATTATTTGATGCTGATGACGGTGGTGGTAATGGCGGTGGTGAGCAAACTCCACCAACTCCTAATACTGATCAGACCCCACCAACACCAGCATCAGGAGCCGATACAATTGATACTGAAAAGGTGGCTGCTGAAGCACGTGCGAGCTTCTTAAAAGATTTAGGAGTAGATGATGCGGATACGTTAAAAGACATCATTAAATCACATAATGAGCAAGTCACTGCTAACCAGACTAAGCTTGAAGCTGCACAAACTAACTTAGACAAAACTGCTAAGACTTTATCTAAGGAAACAGCACGTGCTGATACAGCTGAAGCACAATTGGCCGCCATGAAAGCAGGCGTAGATGAAGCTCATTTGAACGATGCGCTGGCGCTTGCTAATGCTGACTTAGCTGCCAAGGCTAACGGCGTTAAGACAATTGCTGACGCTTTAACAAGTGTATTGGAGCGTAATCCGTCCTTTAAGGGCGGTGCCGAGTCACAAGGAACTGCCATTGCTGGTGCTAATCTCGGTGGTGGCAACAGCAATGTTGCAGTACCTGACTTAACGAAAATTGGTTATAGTGAAGCAGCAAAATTAAAGGCTGATCACCCCAATGTCTATCAACAAGCATTACAAAATTTATCTAAATAACTAGGAGGGCTATTATGGCTGATGATGTAACAGTTTTAGAAAATCTTATTGATCCACAGGTGATGACTGCTCAAATTTCTGCAAAATTACCTAAAGCAATTAAATTTACCGCAATTGCACCAATTGATCCTACTTTGGCAGGACGCCCAGGTGATACCGTGACAGTTCCACGATACAAATATATCGGTGATGCAGTTGATGTTGACGAAGGCGCTGCGATTGATTACAGCATGCTAACAACAGACACTGATACCTTCACAATCAAGAAAATTGGTAAAGGTGTTAAAATCACTGATGAAGCAGCACTTAGTGGCTATGGTGATCCCGTTGGTGAAGCACAAAAACAAATCATTATGGCAATCGCGTCCAAGGTTGATAACGATGTGTTGGCAACAGCAATGAAAGCTCGTTTAACGTTATCGACAGGCGTTGATGTCACTGCAGTTGACATGATTGATGCAATCGAAGCGGCGTTCAATGATGATACCAGTGATTACAGTGTTGAAGATGAAAATCCAGTAACTGGCGTATTATTTATGAATCCTAAAGATGTCAATAAATTGCGTAAAGCCGCGGCCGAAAACTGGACACGTTCCACTGACTTAGGCGATAACATTTTAATTAATGGTACTTTTGGCGAGCTTTTAGGTTGGCAGATTATGCGTTCTAAGAAAATCAAGGAAGGTTCTGCACTAGCTGTTAAGCCTGGTGCATTGCGCATTTATATGAAACGCGACGTATTACCAGAAAAAGGCCGCGACATGGACCGTAAGTTGACCAAATTTAATGCTGACGAACATTATGGTGTTGCCATTTATGATGACACTAAGCTATTAGTGGTTAATCCATTTGATGTAACCGGTGGTACTGTGATCGACCAAAATGTAACTAAAGTACCTGATCCTTCCGTTAAGAAGTCTAACAAGAAAGGTGCTACAACTGCACCGGCTACAACTACACCGACTACAACAGGTTCTGGTACACCGTCAAAATAACGGCACCGTCGGCTATTAATTTAACAACAACTAGTGACGGTGTTCTGATCAAGTCAGAATAAAAGGAGGTTTTAAGTATGGCAGTAGATCGTTCTAATCAATCGTTGGTAGTTTATAAAGGTGCTGATAAAGTTGCTACAGGTGTAATGGGTACTAAATCGGTAACCATTACTGGCTTAGCAGCTGGTACTGTTGTTTCAGCTGGCGAGTATCAAGTCTGCTTTACTGATGGTACAACAGAATCAGCTAAAGTTGATTTACCGGCATTCACTGTGGCAACACCAACTCCTGAAGCAGCCATTGATGTGACGGCAACACCAATTGATAATGGAGCAAAAGTGGCCGCTGAATAAGAGGTGATTAGCAATGGCTGATTTAATTGATCAGGATTATTTCATGAACGACTATCACGGTGACAAGACCATTGATACTGAACGCTGGCTCAAATTAGAGATGACGGCGGAAGACGTGATCAATGAGTTAACTTTTAACTATTTCATGTTTCATGATTTAAGTGAATTATGCGTGAGCGACCAAATCTTGGTCAAGAAAGCAACTGCTGCGGAAGTGGAGTATCTCGCTCAATTGAAGACACCGACTGAATTGGCTGGTAATGGTGAAGTGACTAGTATTCATGCTGGCAATGTTACTAAATCCTATTCAAACGTTACTAAATCACGGGATAATGTACTAATTTCACGCCGTGCTGTGCATTATTTACGCTTTACTGGGTTACTATATCGAGGTGTGCATAATGGCTGAAGAAGTGTTACCACTCGATTGGCTTGATCAGACGGCTACTGTGACCCCAGCAGCGGCAGTTAATAACCCAAATAATTGGGATGATGACAGCGAGAAACCGGCTGATTATAAATTAGAAAACGTCCGCATCGACAATACCACGCGCTATGTACAGACAGCTAATGGCGGTGCATTACAGGGCGTCTATTTAATGTTTATTGATCCGGTAAATACTCAGCCACAGGGGAAGATTCCAGCGGTTGAGGACGTGATTACTTGGCCAGAAGGTAAGGCTAAAGTGGTTGCTGTTTCTGTGATCCATGACACTCCGGGGGTTAACCACTGGGAGGTGATTATGCAATGACTAAGATTGATTTAGGCCCACTGGCACCGAAAGCATTAAACATAATGAATGCTGAACGTGCTGTAGCCATGAAATTGATTGAAATATCCGATCCGTTCGTACCGTTTTTGAGTAGTGACCTATCTAAGCATCATACGGTACATGTTGAACCGGGTAAAGTTCAGGTTATCTACACAGAGCCTTATGCCGCCTACCAGTATGTTGGATTATCTATGCTAGGACATCCATTGCAGCACACGACTAAGTTCCATCCGCAGGCAACATCACATTGGGACGTTGCGGCGCGCAATGCTAATCCGGGTGTATTAGAGCAAACTGCATTGGAGGCGTTAGGCTTTGCTAAACAGCGGTGAGCGCAAAGACATCACAAAATCAGTATTGACTTACATTAAAAATAGTGTTGATCTACCAAGCGATTTATCGCTGGGCGAATCGACTGCGACAGGGCAAAGTGTGTCATTCTTACTTGGACCGGGGCAGTTAGGAACACGCTACATGGACGGACAGCGTAAAAAGCATTATTCGTTCACAGTAGCGGTTAAGCTAGCTGACAGTTTAAAGGCGGAACAATTACTCAATGATATCATGAATGCAATGGAACTCAGCGGAACTACAAGACTAAAAAGCCTTGATGGTTCTTTTTATTTTGTTGAATCGCATATGACGAACAACCCGACTTATCAGACTATTTTAACTGATGGCGGCGTAAATTATGCTGTTTACACTGGTCAATTTAGTATGACAGTCGTTATCTAAGAAAGAAGGAATTTGAATGGCTGGAGAAGCTGCAACATACACAGACGTTAAAGGTTCTATTTTAAATAACTATTTAAATGAGCATTGGATGCAGATTAAAGATTCAGATGGTACTTTACGGTGGGTTTACTTAGCAAACGGGATTACTCAGTTTGATTTTAAGCCAACCGACAAAAAGAAAACTGCTGCTTATTATGATGGTGGTGGTTCTGAACAAACTACCGTTACTGGGGTTACATTCTCACTGGATACGACAGGCGACCGTGCTATTGGGAACCCTGCTCAAGACGCCATTGCGGATATGGATAATAAGACAGGTCAAGCGCGGGTCTTGAATTTCCGGCGTATTGAATATGTTTTGAACGATAAAGGGCATTTAATTGCGACTCGCGCTTACGACGGCCAAGCAACCGTCTCTGATATTCAAGCAGGCGGTGGTTCAGCAGACGATAACGGAACATTTAAAGCAACGATCACTTTTAATTCGGCACCAACTGTGTTAAAAGCAGGTAAAGACGATGCTGCTTTAGATGCCTTACAAGCAGATAATCCTTGTCAAAATGAGAATATTTTAAACGTTCCATTTGATTTACAAAGCGCAGCTGGGACGTCAACCCCAAACCCATAACGCCGTCTAGCGTTTCTGCAAGCGTTAAAGACGGCACAGTATCAATTAGCGCTGATTAGCGCATGACGTAGTACCTTTCGTCGGGTGCTGCGCCTTACATAATTATTTTTGAGGAGGAATATTTAATGCCAATTAAAATTGAAATGCCTAAGAAAGAAATTAAGTTTGACATTGGTGGTCAAATTTATACGTTATCGCTCAGTGATAAGTCGCGCCTAAGGATTGAGCAGGAATATCAACGCACTACTAAGTATGAAACTAAGATTCAACGTGAAACTACGGCACTGATCAACACTTATATTAGTAAAATTAATGAGGTTGAAGATCGCTATACAAACGACAAGCACCGTGCTGATGCCATTGCCGATAAGAAAGAATCACAAAAGACTAAGGCAGACCATGACTTTGCACCGATGTCACTAGCCAAGCTAAACGAAGAACGGACTATCATTGAAACAAAATATCAAAAGTTAATTGATGACGCAAATAAACGTCTTGAAAGTCACACTGAAAAAACTGGGGTTAAATTTATTGATTATTTATTTGGTGATGGCAAAGGCGACGAGATTTTTGAAATGGTCGATCATTCCTCATTAGTTTTAAGCAAAATCATTTTCCAGATCATGGCAGAGTTCCATTCCGAGACTAATATCGTTGATTACAAGCAAAAATACATTGAAAAACTGGCTAAATTACAACAGCCGCAAGCTGATAAGTAGGTGAAAGATAATGGATTTTTTAACTGCAGTTGACGATTCAATTGAAATTGATGGTGTGCACTATGAATGTGATCTCAGCATGGCCACCGTGTTTTTATATTTTGAATTGATGCGGGATGATGGGCTGACCGAATACGAGAAGGTTATCACCGCTTATCGGATGCTAATTAAAAATCCACAATTAAAGGCACCAATTGATCATAAGGCAAAAACAGTAATCGCAGTGTTTAATCAAAAAATTAGTGATGGTGACGCTAAAACTACTGCTGACGTTGTGACAGAGAGCCGAAACTTTGACTTTGATCAGGATAATGATCGGCTAGTGGCTAGTTTCTTACAGCAATACAACGTTAATATCCGCTCAAAGGACGTACTGACCTCATTGCGGTGGCGCGATTTTATAGCATTGATGCAGAACTTGGATAAAGACACACCTTTTGGACAGGCAGTTTATTTCCGTAGCGTCAAGATCAAGTCCAATATGTCTGATGACCAAAAGAAATATCTGCGTGATATGAAGAAGCATTATGCGTTACGACGCAGTAAAGGTGAATTGACGTTTGAAGAAATGGATATGCCACATAAAGTGGCGTACTTAGCTAAAAAGATGAGAGAGGAGGCGGCTAAACGTGGCAAGTGATGCACAAGGGTACGCTTATATTGATGTAGCTTTGCTGACTAAACAAGCAGAAGCACAAATTAAATCCCTGAACGATGCACTTAATAAAATCGGTTCTGGGATGGATAAGAAAGCACCTGAAGTCGTTGACCAGATGCAAAAATCCGCTGTTTCAGCCACTAAATCCTTTGATAATTTGGCTAAAGCTCAGGAAACAGCTGGTCTTAAAACATCTGCAGCAGTTACACGACTTAACGGTTATCGGACTGCTTTGGTACAGAACTCCGCTGCTATCAAGGCGCAAGAAGCTAATATTAAAACGTTGACTGCTACTTATGGTGCTGACAGTAGTCAAGTTCGTGAAGCAACCAATAGATTAACCGAAATGCGGACGCAGCAAGTATTATTAACCGCGCAAACTGGTAAGCTTGGAAAAGAGATTGGCGGTTTAACGCCGGCAATGGCTGGTGCAATCGACAAGGTTAATTTGTTTAGTCAAAAAACTAAGTCAATCGGTGAATCTATGTCGGGTATTGGTCAAACAATGACAATTGGCGTTACGGCACCGATTATTGGTGGCTTTGGTCTAGCGACTAAGGCAGCATCAGATTATCAATACCAGCTGCAAGATATCCGTAAAGAAGTTGTTGCACAGGGCTACTCTACGCAACAAACGAATGCAATCATGAAGCAATTGTCTACAGACACACTTAGTTGGTCAAAGCAGTTTGGTGTTGGCACAAAAGAAATCAATGATGGCATGTTTGAATTGGTTTCTAACGGTTATAACGTTAAACAAGCTATGGGTATGATGCCAGAATTACTCAAAACGATGACTGCCAACTCCGATAAGTCTGGTGAATCAATCAAACTGACTGCGTCAATGCTAGAACAATTTGGTATGAACCTCGGTTCAAATGGAAAAGTTATCAAAAATGGTAATAATTTAATGAACCAGATGACAGAAGCCACGCATAAGTCTGCTATGTCGCTGGATGACTTAAAAGAGATTAGTGGTAACGCTGGTGCATCAATGCATGCCATGGGTGTGTCAACTAATGATTTTATGGCAGTTGCTGGTCGATTAAAGTCAGCAGGTATTGATGCTAGCTCAGTCGGTACTGGTTTGTCAGCTATGATGACACGGCTAGGGACAGGTACTGGGGCCGCTGCGGCTGACCTTAAGAAGTATAATATTCAGATTTTTGACAGCAACGGTAAAATGAAATCTATGTTTGATATTCTTGGCCAAATGCAAACTGCCTACAAAGGCATGAATGATGAAGAACGACAGAAGTTTATGTATGATACGATCGGTCAGGAAAATATGAAGGTTGGTATGACTTTAATGGATGCCAACCTAGGTCGTTACAGGTCATTATCTAATGAAATCAAGAACTCTACAGGTACCGTTGATAAGTACAATAAGACGATGCGTGATACGAATCAATTCACACAGCAACAATTTCAAGCATCATTAAAATCACTAGAAATTGAATTTGGTCAAAAGCTTCTGCCTACATTGACGCCCTTAATTAAGGACTTCACTGAATTGATCAATCGGTTTAGTGAGATGGATCCTAAGACTCAACAATTAATCATTAAAGCCGGATTACTTGCAGCTGCTGGTGGTCCTATTTTGACTGTTACTGGCAAATTGATCAGTGGCATTGGCTCGCTTACTGGTGGATCAGTTAAATTATTAGCCGGTATGGCTAAGTTATCACCATTAATGGGAACGGTCGTCAAAGATGGCGGCGCCGCAAGTAAAGTGTTGACAGGATTGGGCACAGCTAGTGAAGTCGGATCAGGATCATTGCTGACACTAGGTGGTTCCATTGGTGGCACGGTTGCTGGATTAGGTTCACTGGCCTTGGCTGCTGCGCCCGTTGCATTAGGAATTGCGGCTGTTGGCACAGCTGGCTATTTTGCTATTAAGTCAGCCAAGGAGCATGAAGCCGAGAACGAGCGTTACAAGAAGTCCATGGACACATTTGGCACTAACATCTCGCAAAATTCGCAAAAGGCAATTGGAGCCTATAACAATTTACACCAATCAGCGGTTAATGATATGGCACAGCTTGACACGGCCACTGTAGCGCAATCTAAGCAATTATCATCGGACGTTGTTTCAAAATATAGTCAAATGGCCGACTTAATTATTGGTAAATTTAACGAAACCAAGACAAAGGGTCAAGCAGCGTTGACTTCATTGTCAGCTTCTTTCGGCCCCGCCGGTGCAACGTGGCTGGCTTCTGTGAATGCTTCGATGAATGGGAAAACAAACGATGCTGTATCTAAATTACAACAAGCT